CAGTCAACTTTGTCATAAGAGTAGTGAGTGACTTCGCCTTGAACAAGTGACACTCATCTCCGAACACAGCACCGAACTGATCGAAGTATTCTTTCGGTTGCTTGTATATGCTTTGCCATGTAGACACGACAACACGCTTGTCTGTGTTCTTGTCTCTGCCAGCAAAGATGGCATGGCAGTTCTTTTTAGCATTCCATTTATTAATTTTAGAATAATCTGAAAAATCTGACAACATTTGCGAAACCAATGATGTTGTTGGAACAATGATAAGAAGTTTCTTGTCCTCTGGAATGATGTCCATATAGTAACGAATCAGGGAGTAGATGATCAAACTCTTACCAGAGGCAGTAGGAGACAGAAGAAGACACCTATCAGAATTCATTGCGTGTGTTACCGCATCAATCTGATGATCATGTGCTTTGATTGCCTCGCCATTTGCATGTGGTTTCAGAAACTCGTTTACATACTTTTTCGTTTCGTCGGATGTTTTTCGTTTGCCTTTTTTCTTGGGCATATCCAACGAGTATGAATACTGACGATCTTCTGCAAACTTGATAACATAAGACACTAAACCCTTGTATAGAGTTTGATCGAAGACGTTATATAATTTGATAGTGCCGTCCCACATTCGGTTACGGTATTGGGGCATGAATTTATAACCCGGAACTTTGAACGTGAAAAAGTCCGAAAGTTCCTTGGATATACTTCGTTCACATCGAATCTTGATATGAACGGAGTCAACATGTTCAATAAACAAATCACTCATACCTACTATGTATGAGTTAAGGGAAGAAGGATCTTCCTCGGATTTTGATTTCAATTTCATCATGGGTAAAAATTTTACCTTCATAGTATTCTACATCGACGCCGAACCTACCGAGAAGATCAATGCCGAGTTGACATGACTTCCGTGATTGCGTTGGTACTTTGTCGATAGCGTTTTTATGATATACAACTTTAGCAATACCAGCGGCACCGATGTACTTAACAGACCTTAGTGATGATCCCCAAGGAACAAATAGTATCGTGCCTTCTGTTGGTAGATTTGCTACTTTGAATTTATTGATTACATTAATTTCTGGATGCTCTGAGAAATGACGAAGATATGTGTTTGATGACATCCATTCTTCATAATCTGGAATTGTGTTGGAAGCACCACCAAGAATTTCTCCTTGATGTTCAAAACCAATACCAGCGGCATTTTTATCTATTGGGTTTGTACTATTACAGGCAATTCTATATACTTGCCTAAAGTACAGTCGATGTGCTTCGTTCACTATGAAACTCCGTTAGTAAACTTCTTCCATTCGATGGCATTACGGATCTTCCAATGCCTGTTATTCAGTTCTTTGATGAATGACTCGACGTAGTTCAGTTTCTCTTTTGCAAGCACCATCTTGTCTCGCAAGAGGCACAGATCATCGTCGGAGTCGAGGTACAGATCAAGATCCTGTTTTAGAATTTTAAGGTCAAAGGGTTCCCACTCTAGGCGTTCCAAATCTTCTTCTGACATTTTACCTGTGTAATATTCCCATTTGATTCTCTTGAGAGACCTATAGTCTCGTTCGATCTTAGATAGATCGAACTTGCACTCCATGAGAATATTCATGTACTTATTATGCAGTTGTGGAATCTTGAGAGATTCGATATCCAGTGCCGTATCGTCAACGACAGAATCTCTCTCTGCCATGCGCCGTAGTTCATCAAGTTTCATAGTATATCTCCTGTGTGATACTAAAGTATACCACACTCACATCAAAAGTCAAGGCAGTATTTCACTCACTTCATAGTAAGTGTATGCGAATGTTGCCGATGCTAGGATAGGTCCGGGATCTGTATTGGCACTATCGAATGCAATCTCTGTGAGACTGGTAGGGAACATTCGAGAAAATTCTATTCGTCGAATGGCCTGCATCTTATTGTTCATTACTAAAATACTTGCGTCAGCAAATTGATCTGCTGGTGCCGCTACTCGATCAAACCTGTCTGTTGCCTTTGTGCTGATCATCCAGTCATATACTTCTAACCAGTTGTTCATGTTCTCGTCTATAATAAACGAAACAACCAGCGGTTGGTATGTGAAGTCTTGTCCGGGTAATGGCGAAGGAACAAGTGCCGTTGGTTGTAATGCTGCTGCACTATCGACGCCTGGTATCTGAACCGACTGAACAAAGTAGTTTAGTGTGGGTGTTTTTGGACACGAAAACTGAAACGAGATAGGTTGTAGATAACTCTCGTTTGTCACAGTCCGACTGTTTACGTCTAGACTCACACCTGCTGGTGGAATATTTGGTAGTGGTTTTGCCATAAGAAATCTCCTCTACACTATTTATACAATAAAAAAGGGGAGAGTCACTAGGACTCTCCCCTGATTTATGCGTTACTTACCGATCAGGCATCGGGAGCGTATGCTGAACCGTCACCAAGACCATGCAGGTTATCTACACGGAAGACACGGTAATACTGGTTCACACGAACCGCAGTAGATGGATCAGAGGACGAAACGAATGGGTTGTTTACCAGTCCGTAACGAGTCTTAAATCCGATCTTGGGTTGGAATGTGTTTTCACCAACCGCACGAACCATCTGGAGTGGAACGTATGGGCAGTAGAACATACCAGCGTCGTAAGGTGAAGTACCTCTGTAACCAACTACGCAGAAGTTGCGTGAGACGGCATCAGTACCTGCACCTGCGTATGGATCGACGTAAACCTTCATCTTACCGTTGAGGACACCAGCGAAAGTGCTGGCAGTGTCATCGACGTTGAGGTTGACGTTGAGAGCAGGTGAGATGTTGAGGAATCCACCCATTGCGAGGGCAGAAGCAACATCTGCGGAACAGATGAGGAAGTTACCCTTACCGCGTCGAGTTTCCTTAGCGATTACGTTTGCTTCACGTTCGATCTGGAACATGAGTCCACGGAATCTTTCAGCACTCCAACGACCATCGGAGTCAGCGTCTAAGTCATAGACACCACCGATACCGAGTCCATCACCACCGGAAGTTGCACCACCACCGAGTGATGAGGTGAAACCAGCGCCGCGGTTGCGGAGATCGATGTGCTGTGCGCCAAGTTTAGCGTTGCGATAGATGGTTCGAACGACTTCGCGGTTGATTTCAGCAAGGATTTCCGTGCTGAGAATGTTTGCGAGTTCCGTCTCTGCATCTAAACCATGAACTGCCTTGAGATCCTGAGCGAGTTCAGTGGTGTACTCTGCCTTGAGGGCGCGAGTCTTAGCAACAACTGACGTTCTCTCGATCGAGAATGCCATCTGACTGAAGTGATTGTCAGCAGCGTCACCGAGTTGCTCGGCAGATGCTGTGGACATACCTGCACCAGCGTCCATACCCTGTGCAGCAATGGTTTCCTGAAGTCGGGCGTTCCCGTCATCAGAGTGACCAGCAGCATAGGATCCGAGAAGCGGGTCAGCAGTGATACCAGAGGTAACTCTTGAACCACCATCGCCGGTGTTACCAAACTTGGTTGCGGGTTCGTTGAAGAGTGCTTCAGTACCACCCTGAGTGCTGTACTTACTCTTCATTGCAAAGATAAGTCCGGTAGGACCCGTCATTGGTTGAACACCACAGATGTCGTATGCCATCAGGTTGGGCATAGAACGACGGACAAGAGAGATAAGAATTGGATCGTATCCCTGCATGTTCGTGTTGCTGTTGTTCGCAGCGAGACCAAGACCAGTGTTGCTGGCGTTGGCAGGAATTGCTTCCGAGATGAACTCTCGTCCCTCGGCGTGCGCCTGTTCACGAAGAGCGTTTTCTTCGTTCTCAAGAAGAATCGCAGTTACGTTCCTCTTATATGAATCGTCGATCTTTGGAAGATCTGAATGCTCAAGAAGTGGCTTCCACTTCTCGTTTAATGCATCTACATTGAATGTGTTGTTAGGGTCCATTGTTGTGTTCTCCTTGTTTCCTTTTTAAACACTTTTTATTTATGTTTGACTAGATTTACGAAACTTGTCTGTTTGGTGATGAAGTTCTACTGATTGCGTTTGAGTACATTGCCATTGCAGGATCTGTAATTGGATCTACAGTTTCCTCTGAATCTGACTGAGGTGCTTCATTGAAGAGTTCAGTCTTCTTTGAAAACGCATGAGTACCAAAGTAACTTTCTTTAATTACGTTGATCTTCTCTCGGTACTGTTCTTCTGTTTCGTACTCAATTCCTTCGACTAACGAACGAAGTTTTTCAACTTCAGTGTCCGCCAAGTCTCTCGATACCTCAGAGAAGACACCATCACAGGTGGACTCTAAGATGTCCTTACGGAGTTCTACATTGTTTGTGATCTGCTCATTGAGCGAATCTTCAAGATCGCTAACCTTGGTTGCGAGTTCTTCAATCAGATCAGTCTTTTCATCGGGGACATCAATGTATGATTCCTCGAAGAGATTCTTGAGTCCGACCATAAAGTCTTCGGCGATTTCGGTTCTAAGACCGTTGGTGATTGCGAGTTCATTATCCTTCATCCACTGTTCTACAACATAACCCAGATAATCATCTACTTTAGTTGTCAACTCATCAGTGATTGACTCAACTTGCTCTGCGAGTCGAGTGTTATGGTTCTCAGTTAACTCCTCTTCGATTGCAGTGACTCTTTCGTTTACTGCTGCTTCGAAGATGGTAGTTGCCTTTGTGCGGAAGTCTTCGGTAAGTTCCTCACCAGTGAAGAGAGCGTCAATATGCTCCTTCATGTTTGGTTTCTCAACCTTACCCTTGCCCTTTTTGCCGTCTGGAGTATCAGTTCCCTTTTTACCATCAGCGGCCTGGTTGTCGTCAACGTCAAGAATTTTCTTCGCATCGTTCTTTGCCGTACTCATGTCGGCAGTTTCTTCGACTTCTTCCTTGTCGTCGTCATCGTCCTTTTTCCCGTTCTTCTTCATGAACTGCGGTGGGACTTTGCCTTCTTCGACTTCCTTATCTTCGTCTTCATCTTCGTCTTCGTCTTCCTCTTTCTTCATCTTAGAAGCGTTCATTTTACCGTAACCTTCTTCGACCTTATCGAGTTCTTCCTGAAGACGTTCAGTGATCTCTTCGGATGTGAGACCCTTCCAGTCAGACAGTGCTTCTGCGATATCATCGTCAGATGCACCATTGTTTTTCATAAGAGTATGCATCTTGGCCATCTGAAGACCAAGATCTGAGTCAGACATTTCGTCTAACTGAACTTCTGTTTCTGCGTTATTAGTAGCCATTTAAAATGCTCCTTTATTTGTTACTACGACCTATTTATATATTTGGGGTTTTAGAGTCTACTTAAAAAGTCCTTGAATGCGTTTAGTTTTGTTTCATTAAGTTCGACAGAAGATGCTGAACTAATCATCTTCTGATAACTGTCGATAACCTGTTCTCTCATGAGTCCGTTATCCCAAATCCACTGCTTACCTTCCATGATTCCGTTAACGAAAGCATCTGGTGCAGATGGATCTGCCACAATGTCTACAGCAGATAACATGAAGTCTTTCTGAACTTCATTAACTCCGCCTTTTTCTTTCAAGGTTCCCATACCACGGGACGATACACCTAACTTTGCTCCCTCATCCATCAGATTTTTTACGATCTTTCCGTATGGGGTTTCTAGGATTTTCGCCTTACCAATGATATTTTCATTTTCTTCACGAAGGTCGTTGATGATGTGGGACACACGTTCCAGATTGACCGTCGGTCCTTCTGGATGCCCTAATTCACCCATTGCTCGATTCTTCTGTACATACTCTTTATTATATCGCTTTACTTCATCAAGAAGAGTCTTCTTGGGATATACTCTTCCGTTGCGATTTTTCTTTTCTGCCTGCATGAAGATACCTTCAATGAAGTATTGCTTCTCTCCATTTTTCTCTTCGGTCAGGAATCTAACGTCCTCAGTTGTCTCGGTGATAAGAAACATTATTTGTTATCTCCTATTGCCTTTTTGCGATCTTCTCTGTCCTGAAGACCCTTGATCTTTTCGTTGCTTCTTGCAATTGATTCTTTCTCTCTGGCGATTTCAGTTTCAACACCTTCTTCAACCTTCGATGAATGCTTATCCATGAACTTCATCATTTCAGTGTCATTCTTGAAAGTGAATTTATACTTTCCCTTACCGACCTTTTTGCCACCAGCAGAAACACCATCGGCATCCTTCTTAAACTTTAAGGTTGTGGTGACTGCTTCGTCTACCTCAACCTCTTCGTTCTTGACTGCCTTCTTAACGGTCTTTCTTCTGTTGTGTAAATACTCATCGCTGCTATCTACATCACCATCGTTGTCGATGTCTTTATCTTCACGATCATCGTGATCACCATCGAGTTCATCATGATCGACAGCATCTAACTTCTTCTTTTCGTCGATCGCCTGTGCCAACTCGAACTTCTTTGCTTCGATAGCATCAGTAATCTTTTCCTGCATGATCCCCTCAAAGACTTCTGAGGCCATTGTAAGGTTGTCGATCATGATTGCTGGTACTAGTTTCTTCATTTGGTGGTCCTTTTCGTGTATCTAATCTACCTAGTATATAGTTATTCTGATGCCTCAACCTCGGGTTGTGCTTCAACTTCGGGTTGAACATGCATAGAATCCACCGAGATTTCTAGTCGTTTTTGGTGGAGTGCATTTGATGCCCTGTCATTTAGTCCATTTTCTATATGCTGCTTGAATACATTTGCATTGTTTATCAGTGCAGCATCGATTGCTTTTCTAGAATCCATCATCATCTCCTTCATCAGAATCAGAATCGATATCACCAGATGCCGTTTCTGATTTAATCTGTGTATCAATAAGTTTAATATCTTCTTCACTTTGCTTGAGGATGTTCTTGCGGACATATTCGATTGAATAATACTTACCAATGTAATCGTCCACTGTCTGTAAAAGATCAATACGCTCTTTAAGAAGTTCGTTTTCCTTAAGTTCAGTGAAGTATGAGTCTTTGGTAAAGTCAAAGAAAATTAGATCTTCATACTTTGACCAGTCCTCTTCGGTAATGATACCTTTACTCATCAACTGAACTTTGAGAAGTGCAGAGAATAATTCACTAAACTTCTTTCGAAGTCTCTCGATAAACTTGAAGAACTTAACTTCGTCTCTTGTAATCTCAGAAGAACGACCCATGTTAAATCCATTCTCTGCTTCTAGTCTAGAGAGTGGAACATTGAGTGACTTGTATAGTTTCTTCTGGAAGTATAATACATCTTCCATCTCACCAAGATTCTGTCCACCATCCAGAGTTGTGATTTCGGTTCCCCGACCACCTTCTCTTCGTGGCATCCAATAGTCTTCAAGCATAGATTGATGCCGGTGTTCATCCCGCATTGCACCAGTTGTTGCATCATAAACCAATTTATTCTTGTATCGGTTCATAACATCACGCAGATATTGTTCTGCCTTGTTCTTTGGTAAGTTACCTACGTCAACGTAAAATATTCTGCGTTCAGGGGCCCTAGAGATTCTATAGATAACAACCGAATCTTCGATCATACGAAGTTGGTTTAGTGGTTTGATTGCTTTCTGTAAATATCCAAGAACTCTTTTCTTTGATGAATCAAACAATCCAGAGTGACAATATGCAATAGAATCTGGGGATACTTTGATTCCTTGTTCAGATAAAAGTTTATCTGATGTGGTTGCCGTGTTAGATGTGATGTCGTCGTTGTCAAGGTAAACATAAAATTCTTCTACAGAATCAATCAGGGAGACTCCAGATTTTGGATCAACCTTTTTGTTTACCTTACGAATCTTCTTGATCTTGATCGGATCAATAGGACGCAACTCATGAATACCCTTTTTAGGACTAGATGGATCTAGAATAATGTGAAAAAACAATTTACCATCTACATACCATCTACGGAATATCTCGTATCCCTTATTATAGAAATCAGTTGTTTTGAGAATGAAATCAAACTCTTCTCTGATTTTAGTCTTGATACTCTCTGGTGCATCCAGATCGTCAAGGTAAATTTCTACTGGTCGTTTAAATCCATCAAATACGATAGACTCATTGACGATATCATCAACGGCCATTTCGACTTCAGCATGTAATGCCATGTCTCTATATTTTTTAATGAGATCTACATCATTTCTAGATGCACCCTCAAAGTCAACATAGTGGTTTCCGAAAAAACCACCTGCAACGGAAATAGCACCATCATCTGACTCGGGAGTAATGAAGGATTTTACTGGTTCCTTCTCTACTAAATCCGACTCAGATGAGTTGGTGTCTATCTTACCGCTTCGGGATATATTAAACCCAAATACTTCCATTATATAATATCCTTACTTAAATTATCAGGTAGTGAGTTCGCCTGGATTTCCATCAGTTGTTTCCCTTGTTGTCCAATACTGATAAGTAATTGTGACTGGGAATTCACCAATACCCGTTGTTGGATCGTTGTTGAGATCAACTGAACCAATTTCGGAAGGCCAGCAACCGTTGAAGTTATAACCCTTTCTACGATTACCTTGCCTGTCTAATGAATAGACTTGCCAGTTCTGATAGATTCCTGCACCGCCCACTGGTTGCATAGAAAATGCACTAGAGTTATCTTCGTGTTGATTGATAAGACTAGACCATGTTTCAAATGCATCTCGAATCCTGAAGTCCTGATCAAGAAGAACGCTGATTGACCAATCAGCGAAAGATCTGTCGCCAGGAATTTTTACGTTTCTACCACGGAATGGTACTTCCACTATACCAACTGTTGATGCTGGAAGTTGTGCTGTTCTAACCAAGAAGTTGAGTTCCTCAATATCACCGTCCACTGGACCTACATTACCAACAACTTCAAAGAGGTTTGTACGAACACCACCACCCGCGAATCGTTGGATGAAGTTTTCGATGTTCTGAAATGCCATTTATTGTTTCTCCTAAAAGTGTTTATTTCTTTAATATGTAGTTGGGCCCCCGAAGGGGCCCACTACTTTTTATCATCCAAGACCAAGTTCATCGAACTCAATACCAGATCGAGTTGCAATAAAGTTCAACTGAATGTAGTTGATCGATCTTGCGGGTTTGATGAAGATGTCTGCAACAAATTCATTTCTATCGATTACTTCACCAGTGTTGTTTGTTTCGTCACATACAACTCTGAAGTCGGTAATACCTCTTCTACCTTGAACCGTTCGGAGGAACGGAACGACTAAGTTTCTAAACTGTGCCCGTGTGAACTCGTCATTGAGTTCGAAGAGTTGGAACTTAGATGCAGATGAAATTGCTTTCTCAAGAACAATGAACAATCTACGAACATTGATTCTATCGAATGCACTTGGTTTAGTCTGCATCGTCTTATCACCAAACAGGACTGTTCCCTGTCCGGGGAAGGACACAACTGGGTTGATGTTGTTCTTGTACAGTTCATCTCTGTGTGTCTTCGATGGGTTGAACCCAAGTCTTACGACACCACGGAGTTGTCCACGGTTAAATCCTGCTGGAGAGAACCATGCATCTGCAACCTGTTCTGTTCTTGCTGCAAGACCAGCGATGTCACCGTTAAGAGGGACATCTCTAAGAACATCGTTGTAGCGGTCGAGCATAACCTTGTAGTTACCATCGATCACTGCGTATGAACTGTCCTTGTTGAGAGTGTCTCTCTTATAATCGACAATTGCCTTGGTTGCGTCTTCAGCAGTCTTGTTCTTAATATCTGAAACTGGAGTTGATACGAATGCAACACAGTCCTTTCTCTTATCGGCGAGATCGATAAGCAGTCCATCTTTGACTGCGTTAGCGGGTCCACCGAGGATGAGAGAAACATCAACTGTTTCCGGATCTTCAAACTGATCGTAACCATCAGTATAGAGTGCGGCAGCAGTCACGTTGGTGACTTCACCTGCTCCACCACTGAGAGCGCCATACCACTGATCACTGAAACCAGTTCGGACATTTGCAGCAGCAGCGGGTGCGAGATCTGCATAAGTCGCAGTCAAACCAGCAGTGCTGGTGACTCCGTTGAAGTCCTTGTTACCGTACACGAACTCAGACTGATCATTCAGGACGTTCTTCCAGAAGATTGAATTACCATTACCATCTCTGGCATCTCTGGACTTAGATACTCCTTCAAACTTCTCAAGAAGAGATCCCTTGACTCCGGTGAATAAACCATCTTCATCAACAACTACGATGTTTAGTGCATCGTTCGTACCACCACGGAACTCAACGTCCTTGGTTGTGGTTGCAGTGTTAACAAAGTCCTTAGCGTACTTGTTGAAAATCTTAAGTGATGTATTTCCGCTAGTACCCAGAACAGAACCATCAGTGATTGCTGCGTTGAGCGGTGGGAAAATTTCAACATAAGAGACCGCGCCGCCGCCATCAATACTAGCGTCGTCATCTCCGGTAAATCCAGTCGCACCGTAGATGACAGTAAATTCTTCTGCATCGGCAGCACCACTCACACCCATGACAGTGTGTTCTCTTCTGTCGTTGAACTTCAGGATATCACCCTTGTGAAGAGTAATTTCACCCGAGATACCCGTGTTTGATTTTAATCGAACGTGTGTGTCGTTAAGACTTCCGGTGAATCCGTGAAGACCATTTGTAGAACCATCTCCGTCAAAAACGTGAACAGCGATCGAGTTGCCTCTTACGCCGGGGTATTTACCGATGATGTGTGCGGATGTATTTACATTAGTTCCGTCATCAAACTCTCTTCGGTTTGCAACCTGTGCTTGACCTGAGGAATGACTATCTGCGTTTAACCATGAAGTATCAACTGCACGAACCACTTGAAGGTTATTTCCATAACCTAAGAAGTTGGCCGCAGTGAACCAATACTCAAAGTTACCTTCATCCGGATCACCAAAGACCCGACGAAGTGTGTTTTCGCTATCAATTAAAACTCTTGTTTTTGCAGGGCCCCATTCGAATGGAGCAGCGAATCCAGCAGCGGTTGTTGAAACTGCTGGTACGATCTGCGAAAGATCTTTTTCTGTGACGTTAACGCCTGGACTTACTTGGAATCCCATTGTTTATTCTCCTTTAACGGCTGTTATGCTTAACGATAATATTTATGAAA